AATCATCAAGATCAGCGCCTGCAGCGCCGGTAATGAGTTTGGAAGTCTCACCATATAAGCTCACTGTAACACCATTTTGCATAGTATGAGTTTTATCAGAATCCTCAATGATTTCTCCAGGTCCTTCTCCCCCCACTCCAGATAATGCATATCCTAAGGCAGCAATACCGGCCATCGAGCTAGTCCATGAAAACTTGGAACTTTGCCCTTTGGCTTTCTTAACTTTCTCCTTCTTTTTCTTAACTTCTTCAGTAACGGGAACCAAGGGTCCAGCCACTTCGGGGTCTACAAATGAACCGTAGACATTCAAAGTATATGTGGATGACACGGACGTGTCTGTAACAAATGATATCTCATTCGTAGTATTAACGCTCCACATGGCATCAATTTCAGGGGTATTAATATTTGCAACATTAGTACCACTCCACTCAAGTCTAGAAACCCATGGGAATTCAAGAATAGTAGCCTCTTGTTCGTTTAAAGATACAACGATGGGATCTTTCGATACCCAGAGGTACTGATCAGATAAATTCGTCTGGGCAGTAGAATAATACGGACAGGATGTAATCCAGAAAAAACCGTACTGTTGAGGGAGCGTCTTAAGAACAAAACGCAATTTAACACCCTTGAAACGATACCAAATATACAATGACAAAATCCTTTGAATAACAGGATTCTCACGAAGTAACATAACAGGTTGAAAACTATTACGAAGCTCGAAAAAAGGGTTGATCGGAACCGTTCGCGTAAACAACAGGTATTCTCTTTCCAGTATCGGAAATCGAACCTGAGGATTTTTAACAAGAGGCGCAATAATACCACGCGTCTCCCTAGTAGTTGTCTCTACTAAAGTCAGTTCAGAGTATGACCTCTGATCTTCATGTGTCGGTAACTCACCGAGAAGAGTTGATTTGGTAGTTGTATCGGTAACCTAGAATTGCTTGTACAGCCGCAGAGAGGATCAGGTTAAAACCTCAATGGGCACAAGGAACGCGTCTAATTAGACTGAGCCAGCAACAAGAGAGAATCGGCCACTCTCTCCAGAGATCACATACTCAGAATCCCAGTTTTCGGCCATAGTGGGCACAATCTTATAAGCAAGAGAATTTTTGCGCTTCTCAATTTCATAAGCATTAATAGAATCGCAAGAGAATCCACTCTTACGAAGCCATTTACTTAGACGTCCTACGAATACATTATAGTCATGCTCATTGTAACGAGACATTTCCATAAGTGCAACTCGAATATTGATTCTCAATTGCTCAGTCAACGAATTAACTGAGCTCTTTCGAACCCAAGCCAACATACCATAAATGGAGTCCATACTCAAAGGAGCATGAACTTCAGCAATACATCCATGATGTTTCACCACTCGAAAGCAGCGAGACAAAAAAGACACTTTGGAGGAAACCAAAAAGGGATCCTCCACATCTCCTTTATCAGGAGTAGTATAACGCAAAGCGAAATACTTTCGAAACCCATCTTTCAGGGTAAACATATTGTACCAACTATGGATTGACTTCGCAGCCCCTCCCAAGTTGTCATCACCATATACGATCAAATGAACAAGTTGAGAAAACTTGAATGTTCGATCAGGCCGGTAAATATTAAACAAAACCTTATGAATCACACAATTACAAAAAGAATTGAAATTCGAAGTAGCATAATGTCCTGAAGACACTCCGCGCTCGAGACGATACAGAAATCCGCCTCTAATCACAAAGCATCCGACAATCGATCGAGCCACAGCAAATAAAATCTTCCCAAGTCGTGACGTAGGTAACACCTTATAACAATCGCATAGCCAATGACCATACAACCATGTAAAGACGAAAAGAATACCATAATCCCAACCAGAAACATCTCCACCAAAAACTTTAGCAGAATCAACCTCATGCAAGTACTTATAAACATCTTCCCAATCAAATCCCAAAGGGTTGATGCCCACACGACAAGCAGTGTTCATCATGTGAATTTTCATCGTATCAAAAATAGGTTTAAGATACATCGCACACCATATCATAATGGATAATGATGAAACGAAAAACATGCGCGTTTTACCAGCAAGAACTCGTAACCAATCACGAAGTTCGTCCTTAAGACAAACCTCCGAATAAGACACAACTTCAGCACCAGCAGTAACTGCAACATTAATATCTTCCACAGCCGTCCTAAGCTCCGGATCAATTGTCTTTGTTTCTACATTCCACAACTTCTTCTTATTAGTCGGTTTCCCATGAGGATCAGCTCGAGCCTGAAAGCCCTTGACTTTATACTCATAGGTTATCGACGTATCAGTTTCTGCCGCAGAAATGCCTTCAGCTCCGAAAACCACCTCATCTATAGTATATGGACGAGGAATCGGCGGAACTTCAGCAAAATCCTTAATCAAAGTGCGCGGGTGAGCCAACATATAGTTAACTCCCGCATAGTCCTCGATGCGTAAACGCTCCGGGAACTTCTTAAGTGCATTATCCCAAGGATCAATGCGCTTTCCTTCGTGTGAAAAATATGTCAAGTTGGCTGGGCCAACCGGACAGCAATCATCTTGTATCATAGCTGCCTGTAAGGGCGTTGCTTCAAAACAAGTTTTAGTAGGAGCAAAAGATCGAGTCTTAAGCTTTCCAATCGCAGTTAAACCTGCA